AGAATCCATTTATATGGATTCTACACACTTATTGCTAGGGGCTGGCATTAGCCAGTCCTAGGAGGAAAGTCATCCTCTGCTTGATTATTAATTTTCGCAATTGACGTTGGAATAGTATACGTCTGAATGCCTGTTATTTGGCACACAATGCTGCGGAAATTGCTTCGTAGTATATGTTAAGGCCATTAACTTTTGAGCCTCTGAGAGTGTTATAACTCAATGTAAGTGTTCAATTGCGTAGATTTTATCGAGATTAGCAGAACCTGTACTTGTAAACCACAGTGAGCGTTTTCACCCACCTATGGGTTAAATAGTCCCTTTTCCTTTTTAGGACGTTTTTGCTTAACGTTAAAAAGCAAAATTGAAATAGATATTAAATTTTATTCGCATCTTGTAGTGTTCGCGAGAAAGAATCTACTATTTAGTGATCACAAACATATTGGGTTGTTTGTTTGTGTTCACCCGAGGTACGAAATGTACCAGTCCTGTTTATTAATACTTTGGGGATAAAAAGCAGAATTTTCTGCACCGTATACGGTATTGAAATGTATAGTCGATATTTTAAGGACATTATTAAATGGACGTGAAAGTCTGTTGAAACTGCTCTGTTTTGAATATTGCTGTTTGAGGGTTGGGAAACCCTACTTTTGTTGCGATGGTAGCAAATGCACCGTTTAGACCTTATGACATTTCGAGTCACTATTGGCTTCTGGGAAGGTTGATTACCAGAGTACGTGAGCCTAGATCTAACATGAGGAGGATTGTGCTGGAGCTTGAGAACATTTGGCTAGTTGCGCATGTTCTGACAAAAACATCAATGGGGAAAGGCGTTAGGCCCCACGTATAAGACAGAAGACACGTTGTTATCAGAATTTCTTTAAACCACATTTATCACGTCAACCCACTCCACATTATTTGTTTAGTTTCCCGTAAACCAATTTTTATAGGCGAACAGCCTTTTGATGTTTATTATGCAGATTTTAAATTTTTAAATAAAGTAGCGTATGTAGTTGTTTCATATTGTTGTCCAGTAGAAACACTAATATTGACATTAAATGAATATGTAAACACCGAATTAATAGAGTTAGAAGAGCCATTTTATGGCAATTATTTTATAGATTGTAAACCCATTCGAAGCGGTTTGACCGTTTGTGCTTATGGGGATATTACAGGTAAGAAAATTACAACTAACATTGGCCGTTTATGCGGAGGTTATCGTGATCCTTATCGCTTGTATCATATTATTTTGCAATGTGAGAAACAAGTATTATTAGAGACCTTGAAACTTCAAGGTGATGAAGAGTTCGCAGAACAAGTTCGTCAAGAACAATATAAACAGGTGCAACAAGATAAAGTTTTTAGAAACATATTGCGTTTTATGCAAGCTCGTAAGAGTTATTTGTACGAAAAGATGCAATTTTATGTGAATGATGAAAAAGTTGCAATGGGAGTCGGTCGCATTATTGAATGCTCCGTCTCTTCCATTATGCTTGTTACACGAGTCGAAACACCATTACAATTTTTAGCATGGTTTAACTTAACTGTTGCTTCTATTACTGGTAGAGCCGCAGGAGAATATATTGATAGATACATTTTTGGCGTTAAGAATAGAGAAGATCCAAGAGTGCAGGGCGCTGTTGAAGATTTCGTCCGTTCAGCCAGAACTGGTCTTATTAATTTAAAACACATGTCAGAAAATCCCGTATTTTCACGTATTGTTAAAGCTTATAAGTTTTTATTAGTTCAAGGTTTTTTGAAAAAGATGGGATTGGAAGTAAATGATGAAGAATTTTCTAAATTTGAGCAGCGTGCTCTATTAATTGAATATTCATCTAAACAGGAATTTTTATTTCATATGGTGGAAAGTATGTTGTTTCTCACAGAAAAATTTTTTGAATTTCGAAATACTGGAGATGTATCGTGCTTTATGCATAGTGAGACCATATATAGTAAATGGAGTACAGAAGCTGACAAGCTTTTGAATTTAGCTCCTTTCACAGGAAATTTGGAACCACACGGTACTTCATATTTCCAATTTCGATCAGATTTGATGAGTTTAATTGAGAAAGGCGAGGCTTATACGAAATACATATCTCAATCGAGTAATGTAGAAATTGTAGCAATGAAACGTAGATTGAATTCATTGCGTATATTGAAGAATACCGAAATCACACGAAAAGCTGCACAACAGATGAGGGAATGCCCTTTTGGAGTGCTAATTCATGGTAGATCAGGTCAAGCAAAGAGTACTTTTACACGTATTTTATTTTATCATTTTGGTAAAGTGTTTGGTCTGCCAATTGGTGATGATTTCATATATTTTAGAAATCCACTAGAACAATGGTGGAATGGTTTTGATTCAAGCAAATGGTGCATAGTTTTGGACGATATTGCTTGTTTCCGATCAGGAGCGTTGAGCGAGGTTGACCCCTCGACTAAGGAGATTATTTTTATACAGAATATGACTCCCACCATGCCACCACAAGCTTCTTTGGAAGATAAAGGTAAAACGCCTATTTTGGCAAAATTGGTTATTGCCACAACAAATACAGATCATTTAAATGCTAACGATTTCTTCGAGTGCCCTTTGGCTGTCAGAAGACGTTTGCCTTTTGTGGTCACTGTTGAGGTTAAACCTGAGTATCGCCAGAAAGATTCCACGTTTGCTGATTCTGAAAAGATGAATACTGAACCTGGAACTTATCCAGATTTCTGGATTATTACTTTAAAACGTATCGTACCTTTGATGGAGGGAACCAGAGAACGAGCAACTCTAGAAAAAGTTGGTGAATGGAGCAATATATACGAGTTTTTGGACGTTTATACAATGTCCATTAAAGCTCATGCTGCTAGCCAGTTTAAGGCGGTGAAATCCAATAGTTTGGTTTCTGCTGTAGATTTGTGTGCTGTTTGTTATCGGCCTCAAGTGGCATGTAAGTGTGATAGTTTTACACTGCAAGCCCAGGAATTTGAAGAAAATGTTACCACAAATTGGGTTTTACCTGAGCGTCAAAATAGTCGAGTCGTTAGATATTGCAAGCAAGCACTTGTCTACACAGTGGATCAAATTGCTGAGCTGGTTGTTCGAGCTTTATTATTTTTAGGTTGTTTGATCGTTCGAAAGTCAAAAGAACGTGTATTGCGTCAAGTTAATCGCTTTTGTAGCGAAAATAAAGCCATTCAGTTGGCAGGGAGAGTTGCGACACGCGTTGTTAAACCAAAACATTTTGATGCTTATATTTTAATAGGAGGAATTATGGCCATGTGCTGTGGTTCTTACTATTATTATGTCAAGTCACAAGAAGAAAAACCAAAAGAAAAACCAAAGCAATGCGGTTTAGGTGCTGATGATTGCAAATGCAAACATTGGCACTGTGATTATGAGGAATGCAAAGGTGAATGTACTGATATGGGAGGAATTCCCAAGCATTATGTGCCTCAGGGCAACGTCATGAATACCACAGAAGAAGATTTAGAGCAATCAAAAAGTGAGAATGTTTGGTATAATGACAGTGTTGCTATAACTTCGTTTGATTTACCTTCATCTTCGCTATCACTTAGCGGAGCAAAGCCAGAAAAATTGCGTGATATTTTTCACAAGAATTTGTGTTATATCAGTGTGAGGACTCCTGGTGTTAATATTAAGAGTATGTGTGGCATATTTTTGAAAGGCAATACTTGCCTTGTGCCTGCGCATATTTTTGGAAATAATGAGGGTGAAGTTGAAGTTTTCCTGGTTTTTCAAACCACTAGTAAAGGTATAAACAGCAACATTAGTTTTAATTTAGATTTATCCCATGTGTATATGGATAGGAAAAAAGATGTTGCTTTGTTTAATGTATATAGTATTCCACCTAAAAAAGATATTTTAAAATTTTGGTGCGAAAAAGATATTACTCCCTCTTCTGTACATTATTTGTATAGGGAGAGTAGTGGTGATTGTAGATACCGCACAATTAGAGGTATATCCGATTGGGGTTTTTATGATGTTGAAGAAATTAGTGCAACAGTTCACTTGCATACTGGTAAGTGTGAGCATGAATCATTTGATGGATTATGTGGGGCTATTGCTTTGGCAAATACCCCTAAAGGAATTGCAATCATTGGTATACATATGCTGGGTAGAGAAGATATTCATGGATACAACGTCATTGGACGTGCTTTTATTGAAAGATCACTCAGCAATTTAAGCCAAATTTCACCCATATTGGGCGGAATTAATGGTGGTAGTAAACCTATGTTGGAAATTCAAGATAAAGAAATCACATTAGTAGAACCTCACTTTAAGTCGTTAGTTCGATATCTGGAGCGAGGAACTTTGAATGTTTATGGTACAGTGGCTGGTTTCCACCCACAACCAAAGACAAAGGTGAAGAAAATGATTCTGTGTGATGAATTTCTCGAATATTACAATGTACCCAACAATTACACTGCACCTGTTATGAAAGGCTGGGAACCTTGGCACAATAACTTTAAAGAGATGGTTGAAGTACCAACTACTTTTGATCGCAATATTTTGCGTGAATGTGCTGAAGGTTATTTGGAAGATATTATAGTCGGATTGCCGGAGAACTGGGAAGGAGAATTAGTCTTCCTTTCAAATAAAGCTGCGGTTAATGGTCTTCCAGGTGTACAGTATATAGATGGAATCAATCGTAAGAGTTCTATGGGTTTTCCATGGAACAAAACTAAGAAAGCCTTCTTGTTAGATAGTCCTGACGAAAAATATCCAAATGGAGTTGATTTTCCCGAAGAATTTTGGGAAAGAGTTAATAAGATAGAGGATACTTATAAAAATTTAGAAAGAGCTTTTGCAATTTTTATGGGACACTTAAAAGATGAAGCTGTATCGAAAGAGAAAGCTAGAATTAAGAAAACTAGATTGTTTACTGGTGCTCCAAGCGATTGGGCAGTGGTAGTGCGTAAGCACTTATTATCATTTGTACGTTTAGTGCAGATGAATAAAGAAGTTTTCGAAGCATGTCCTGGTGCAGTTTGCCAGTCAGTTGAGTGGGAGTTGTTTTATCAACACCTAACACAACACGGTGTGGATCGCATGATAGCTGGAGATTTCAGCAAATTTGATAAAAGAATGTCACCCGAATTTATTTTGTGGGCATTTTGGATAATTGTTGAGATCTTTAAGAAGGCTGGTTTTTCCGATGAGGAAGTTAAAATTATTTGGGGAATTGCATACGATATTGCATATCCTATGTGCATTATTAAAGGAGATTTAGTTGAATTTTTTGGGACCAATCCTTCGGGACATCCCTTGACAGTCATTATTAACTCCATGGTAAATTCTTTGTATATTAGATATGCATACCGGTGTTCAAACCCGGAGAAAACAGTAAAAACTTTTAAAAAGAATGTCGCTTTACTTACATATGGTGATGATAACACGATGGGTGTTTCGTCAGAGATTCAATGGTTTGATCATACTGTGATTCAAGACCAGTTGAGTAAGATAGGTGTGAAATACACCATGGCAGATAAGGATGCTGAATCTGTTCCATTTCTTAATATAAAGGACATCAGTTTTTTGAAGAGAAAATGGGTTTGGAATGAGGAAATTGGTCATCATTTAGCTATGCTTGATGAAGATTCGATTATTAAATCATTAACCATAAATACTCCATCAGATTCTTTGGATGAACACGCACATATGTGTGCTGTTATAAGTTCTGCCAACTCTGAGTATTTCTTTTACGGCCGTGAAGTGCACGATAAACGTAGAGAGAAATTCTTGGAAATTATGGAGCGTAGACCATATACTTTTTACGCAACCACTTATTCATTACCTAGTTGGGATGAATTAAAGGACAGATATCTGTCAGCTTCTGTAGAAATAGAAGAAAGTCGCGCAAAGCGAGTGCGCGGATTTGGTCGTTCGCGCACAAGAAATTGACCAGGAAGCTCTTGTGTAAAGTCACAGAAAGTACGTGTGACCCGAGCTGAGGCAGTTGCCGAGAATACTGCCGCCTGGAATGGATCACAGGAGGGATCCGTTCATAGGACTAATGAGCCTCCATTGTTTCGTAACTGGGATGATCCCAGTTATTTTAGATTGCAAGGTGATGAGGTTAGTATGACTGACGCAGTACCATTTTCTGAAGATGCTGTTGGTGAAAGTGAGATCAAGTCTCAAACCGTGACATTTTTAGATGGTGATGCTGGTGTTTTAATAGATAGAACTTATTCTACCAATCCCTTTGCAATTGTTGATGATACCAAGGATATTTCCTTAGGATCATTTTTAGCACGTCCAACATTGATAGATACCCTTACTTGGTCCACTAGTGATGTAGAAGGTGTTTTCAAGACTATTAAACCTTGGTTTTTGTTCTTGAATAACACTGTAATTAAGAAAAAGTTGGACAATTTTGCTTATATTCGTGGTAATTTACATGTTAAAGTTGTTATTAACGCTACGCCATTTCAGTATGGACTTATGCGTATGGATTATGAACCTCTTGTAGGTAATGTTACGTCCAAGATTAGACAACCACGAACTTCAGATGTACGGACTTTGTTTATACCACATTCTCAGTTACCAGGATTTTTTATACAGCCTGCAGCTAATAGTGGGGGTGAGATAGTTTTACCTTTCTTATACCCCAGGAATTTTTTGGATTTAACATCAGCTAATGATTGTAATAATTTTGGTACTTTGTATTATTTGATTTATGATGCATTGAAAGTGGCTTCAAGTGGAGGTTCCACTTCAGTCACCGTGCGTACATACGCATGGATGGAAGATGTACATCTTATGGGCTCGACCATTAAGTTGGCCTTACAAGGTAAAGATGAATATGATGATAAAGATGGAGCGGTTTCAAAACCCGCTACAGCAATTGCTTCGGCAGCTGCAATGCTTTCATCTATACCAGTCATTGGACCATTTGCCAGGGCTACCTCTATAGGGGCTTCGGCTGTGGCATCCATAGCACAAATATTTGGGTATACCAATACCCCAGTTATTGAAAACATACATGGTTTTCAACCCATGAATGCGCCCATGTTAGCTTCAGCTCACATTGGAACGCCATTGCAGAAATTAACTCTAGATCCTAAACAGGAATTGTCAATAGATCCTGCAATGCATGGTATTTCACCTCATGATGAATTGTCATTGAAGTCTTTTATAGGTAAGGAATCATATTTGACACAGTTTACGTGGGCAACTTCTGATGCCGCTGGGACCACTATTGGTGGTATGGCGATTTCACCAGACGTTTGTCAGACGGATAGTTTAATTAATGGTACCTCAACCATTGTTGGTTATAGATTTTATGAGACTCCATTGTCATATTTAAGCAGATGCTTTTTCAATTGGAGAGGTGATATTGAGATACGTCTCAAAGTTGTGTGCACAAAATTTCATAAAGGTCGTTTAAAAATTTCATATGACCCTGTTGGTAATTTAAGTGCAACAAATCCAGACGAGAACGTTGTCTATACGGAGATTTTCGATATTGAAGACGGTGCCGATATTAAGATAAAGGTTCCATATCATCAAGATCGCGGTTGGATGAGGTGTGGCCGATCCTTACAGGAAGGATGGGGTATTTCAGTTCCTGCTCCGCGTTTTGGAACAGACAACGGTACTTTAAAGATTACAGTACTAAACTCATTGGTAGCACCAGCGAGTGGAGCCAATGTAGCAGTTATGATTTTTATTAAAGGAGGAGAGAATTTTGAATTCGCTAATCCTTCAGATCACATTGGCAATAATAGTATTGCACAGGGTTGGACACCCAGTTTCTTCGCTTTACAAGGTAAAGACGAGGTGGACAAGGTAGCCCGTGAAGTGCAATTTGGGGATAATACAATAAATCATCCCAATCGGTACGATATGAATTTTGGTGAACCTGTTGGTTCTTTAAGGAATTTGTTACATAGACATCAGATCGTACAAACAATACCTATATCAACGAATACATCTAATATTTACAACACTATTGTGAAGCAGTTTAATAGGATGCCTACCCCTAATGGGTATAATCCTAATGCTGTAACACAAGCAGCTAGGATTGTTGGTGCAGGTAATACGACTTACTCATACGGAAATATGCCTCTTTTGAATTACATAGCTACATGCTTTGTAGCTTATAGAGGTAGTGTTAATTATGCGTTGACAGTTTCTCCCGATGCTTACGGGCAAGTTGCCGATATAAGAGTAACTCGTAACCAAGCTCCTATGACAGGAGCTGGCGACGCCTGGTATGGCGTTAGAACTCTTGCTGGGTTCACACCCACAGACAGTGTCAAAGCCAATTATTTGAATTGGACTAATAATTTTTATGATGGTTTGGCTGGCACTGCCATTAATTCGACGAATACAAATTCGTCATTGACGTTTAATTTTCCAGATTATAATAATTACAATTTTGCTCTGGCCGATTATCCAAATTATACATTTGGATATCAGGCTGATGGAACTGAAAATCAACACGTCGAGTTCAGCATGCTGCTAAAGAATGCAGCCGCTGCAACAAACACTCAGAGTACCATTACTATGCAGATTGCTGCAGGTGCTGGACCTGATTTTACATGTTTGTATTTTTTGTGTTGTCCAACAACTGATTATCAGATTGTTGCGCCAACACCTGTTTAATACACAAGTCACTTTAGGGTGGGAAAACGTATGACAAAAGTGCGGATCGTTAAGTCGTGATCACTTTGATTGTACATTTGGGATTCCGAATGTATAATTTTTACGCTAGTACAGCTTGTGTATAATCCTGCGTCACGGTCGCAGGTGTGTATATTTTACATTTTACTACGGTAGATTTTCATCTCTTAGAGTGGATTTCTAGCATTACCTTTATAGGTTTGTTTGAGATCCTCTCTATGGGGATCTGAGTTTGCCCTATAAATCGTGATGTTTTGAAACTCACTGCCGACGAAATCGTGCAGCGAA